TTTTTGAATTCCTCTTCTACTAATGATAGATCTGTGTAATAATTTTTATTGAACCTTTTAACAAGACTATTAGTCATCTTCTGCTTTCTCTCTATACATTTAGCCTTGTTCTTGTACTCTATTATTGATACTAACCTCTCGTCATTCACATATGGATTAGTATTTTTCTTAAATTGAAGTTTATCAATAAATGTGTGTCTGATCTCTCCAAATCTTGATACTTTTCTGATTTTATTGATAAATGATTTAACTTCTTCTTCTGTTATAGAGTACATCTTATCCAGATATTCGATGAATCCTGTATTCTTGCTAACTTTTCTGTTATCTTCTCTGTCTACATACATGTGGTCATTCTTGTACTTATCTTTTTCCAATTTTACTCCTACTACGTATTTACTCCACACGTCGGCTACTACATTAAGTAATTCTATATCTCCCATCCAGGTTCGTAGCTCTGATTCATCACATTTAAGAAACCCGTTCATTTCTGTCAGTTTCTTGTCTACTTTGCACACAACTGATTTTCTTGTCCATGGTGTTAATTGAAAGAATCTGTCCATTTTTCTAATCATAGATAGCTTACCGTTGTCCATTATAAAATGACATGATATGTATTCTGCTTCTGTAATATCATTGTAAACTTCTATCATTTTTGCAACTTGACCTAACCCATGTACTGAATTTTCTGCATCACTTTTAGTGTATACATATTTAAAAGCGTCTTTGATAAATTGATCAACATACTGTGATTTCATAAATATTATTGTATCGTCTCCACATGCTTCTAAAAAATATTGTTTTCCAAACTCTAATCCTTGCTTTGATGCTATAAACATTGAGTATAATGCAGCTCTGGTGGTGTTTCCTCTGCTTGTGTTCATTTGTCCTGATCCCACCTTACCTGAAAATCTAAAATGTGTTTTTGTAGATCCTGTTTTTCCCATACACAGTTTTTCATGATTATTTATTATGAAATTCATGTGTTTAATATTTGCATACTCTCCAATAT